GGTTCATCGCTTTGTGAAGGCGATGCCGCAAAACCACTAGCACACACTTTGGAAACAAAGTTATCAGAAATGGGACTGTTTTTAATTCTAGTGCAAGCACATGGAGTTACTTCTACTCACATTTCTGTGACATAAATAAACCCAAAGGAGACTGGGGGTTATCCCCCCAGTCCAACTTCTACCTCCCTCTGCGAAAGAGAGCACCAGACACGCTGTGTGCACTGGGTGGCTTCGCGTTGGTTTTGTACCAATAGAGGCTGTCTAGATTAGAACAATCGCAAGGAACTGAAGAGGAGATTTTGGTGTCCTTAACCAAGAAATCGTTGTTATGAATTGCAAAAGAAGTTGTAGTTTATGACTCGAATAAGGTTAATTACTCCCTAGTCAGGTATATTTTCTTCAACCTCCGGACTGATTAAAGGCTCATGTAGGATACTTATAGTATAATACATTATCTTAAATCTGCCTTTCCTCTCGACCGTCTTGTACCTATTCTACCACCCCGTGGATGTCTATAAGCCCTCATTGACCCGGGCATCTTCTTTATAGTAGGAAAAACCAAATCATGGTCTTCCGGCTCTAAATTAGGCTCGGGGTCATTTGGACCTAAGTCAACCAAAGGCGGTATATCAATAGGGACCCCCATGTGGAATGGAAGGCTTGAAATCTTTCCATCCCACTCTGGAGTTCTAGGATGAGATAATCCCACTGAAACTTCACCCTCTGGAATACCTCCCCTTCCTAAAGTCATTAGGAATTTGAAGTGTTCAGGAGTGAAGGCAGGAAGGACCTTCCCATCTTTACCTCTCGGAGGGTTATAATACTCCGGGAGATCCTGTTTTAGGTTTTCAAGACGTTGCTCTCTAGTAAGTCCTTGTCATATCTCCTCCTCTGGTGTATCGAGGAGATCGTAAGGATTCTCAGCGGCAGCGATTTGTTCCGGGGTCACTTTCCCTGGGATTACAACGGAAGGTCCAACAGACTCTAAAGGATTTGTTTTAACGAAATCCTTTATGAGATCCATCTTCTTCTCCGCGGTAATCACAGTGTCAGTCTTCCGAGGACCAACCCACTGCCCACTGGCAGAATAATTCGGATAAACCGGATGCATTCTGTCTAGAGGGTTATTCTTAATAAACTCCGCATTTCGGGCATCTCGCTTGGCGATCCTATCGGCCATAGCAATTTGCCAGTCAGTTGGAGGATAATTCTGAGTCGAGACTAATCGGACATCTGGCCAAGATCAGTTACCATTCTTGTCCAGAACCTTCTCCCACGTAAATCCTAAGTCTGGCAATTCCTTATTAGGGGAAAGGAAAGACTTATTCATACGTATGATGTTAGGATCATCTTCTTTGAGTTTAAGATAGTCAAGGAGTCTTAGATTAAACTTATGTTTAACTCTATGATCCTTTTCAACTACTAGACCCAAGTTCAAATCCTCCTGAAGACCAACCATAGCTTCCAATATCCTAATAAGATCGGAAATTTGTAGATTACAAATTTCATCTTTCGTTAGGATATAGTCAGCTATTGTATAGTCTTTAAGAACCGATTTAACTTGAGACTCAAATTTTACTCACAAGGGTAGAATAAAAACTTCTTCCATGGATAGTTCAAATCTAGTTTGATTGGAACTACTTAGGAGGGTTTTCCCGGAAAATCTAGAAAAGATTTTACGGGCCATACTGTCCTCAGGAAGATTATTGTCAAGTTGATTCTTCTCCTCTAAGGTTAAACCGAAGAGGTCAAGATCTCGACCATCAATAATCTGTTCTGGTGATAGGTAGGGGTTATTTACCATTAGTTGAGGAAAATAACGGTGCGTATTCTTAATCCCAAGCAGCTTAGGAAACATCATCTCAATCGGTAACAGATCAAAAACTCTTTTGTTCCTATCCGAAAGATTCGGATGGGGACCAAGAGGATAAGGTCAAGGAACCGGTAAAGTTTTGTTTACTAACCTGTTGAGGTAAGAATATACACGGTAAGAAGAATGAATCTTCAGTTGGACTTTGAGGATCCTATCTACCAACCTTGAACGGATCAATTCAATTGGTCCGTTCTGGAGTGCTATCTCCCTTTGGACAAATGACTTACTCTTTGGTAACTCACCTGTTTTTAAGGAAGTTAGGAGCTCCTGTAGGTTAGGTTTTAGGTTCTTCACAAGTTGGAAGAACTCTTTTGTTGAGCACTCTTTAGACTCCCAAATGAGGAAGGCTAACAAGGATTCAGGTTTTTCCACCTTCGACTTTATCATCAAAAATAAAGCCGTTAAGGGAATTATCAAATCCTTGCTATCCTCGGACATTAGTCTGGGGTAGGTAAGCGAAGCACGTTTGAGGATTGAGATTACTCCCAACCCACTAGTAGACCATTTTTCTAAAAAGTAGTTGGCATCAGAGACTCTTCCCATGAGGCTAAAGGAATTTTGATATAGTTGTTTTCAAGAAATCATTGAAACATCCATATCTTTGATTCAAGTTTTCTTTAAATATTCTCCAGCTGACTTAGATTCTGAAACTACGGACTTCTTTAGATTAATAGTTAATCCAAAGGAGCTCATATACTCCAGATACTTCTCAGCCAGGTCTTTATTAAAGATAACTATATCATCTCCCGTAACCTCATACAACTCACATCATTCAGTTGGACCGGATAAACCCACATCCCGAGAGGCACGTTGTGCGATCAGGTGATGGGTAAGGGCCAACATATTGAAGGAGCTAAGAGCACCCATTGGTTGTCCCACTGCGTAGTGTACATGAGACAGACAGAGAGATGAATCACAATAAGGATTTATTGGGATCATATAGCTCCTGTCAGTCAACATCCTTCTCCAGGACTCAGCGAGGCTCACAGCTACTGGGGGTTCAAACCCTAGTAGAAGAAAAAGTCCGTTTAAAATCTTTTCTTGAATAAGAATTGGGAGTCTATCGGTAGCGGCTGAAAGGTCGTAACCGTAAGAACACCCAAATCTTATTGACTTCTCTCTAGCCCTTAAGTAGGAGGAGCTTTGAGATGAAGTCCCATCATTAGGTAAAACCTTAAGGATGGAAGATAAGAGATCATGGAGAGGGCTAAGGGTGGATTGTGTTAAAACATCCACCATAGCGAACACCCGTAGCTTTCCAGCTGGTTCTTTTACCATCTGAAGTTGACCAACATTTCCTACAGCAGTTTCTGATTTAAACAGATCCTTGTAGGATGCATTGGCCGACACTAGACGGTATTCCACCCAACCAGGGTGGGAGATCTTTTCAACACGTTCATAAGCTCCATCTGGAAGCTCTTTAGCCATTTCGACCCATAAGGGTAGAAATTTGGATAAAGGACCTCCGAGATGATTAAGATATGTTGAAATGGGTTCTAAGGTTCCCATTTCAATATGAGCTCTGATATCTATCAACAGTCCGTTTCACGAGACGGTTGAAGATGGTGAAGAGGAGACCAAAGGTAACAGTTGGACAGGAGTTAACTTGGAAAGACCGTTACTAGGAACAAAATTTCTGAGAAGAGCTCTGACCATTGGAATTCCAATGATTTCAGACTTCTCTTTTAAGAAAGTTTCGTCACCAGTAAAAGGATCAGTGATTGTGTTAATACTGAGCTTATACGTTCCAGCTATACATCGGAAAATACCGAATATACTCATTCACAGAATAATAGTTTTTCTATTATTATGTCGAATTGAGACTCTATCACGGGGTCCTATTATTTTAGGAAGACCGTGACGGAGGGCAGGAAAGATAAAATCAGGATTAATTTCCATCAAAGATCTAACCGGTTGTTTCGCAAGAAACTTAGACAACGCCAATTGTGAAGCCTTTAAATATGCGATAACATAGTCAGGACCTTTTCTCCTGTTACAGGTGATCAGGTACTGACCGAAGTTATGTATCATTTTACAACGGGATCTAGCACCTTTAAGACTAACCATCGTGGCGAGTATAACTACTCTCCAGGACAGGGAGTTGATAAAGGTCAAGAACAGTTTACTGTCCTTGAGGGAGACCATCTTCTCCTTTTCAAATGTCTCACGAATAAAACTAATCAATTTGGAATCCTTGAATATTTTTGTATTCTTGTTTTTCATTGGTTAAATTTTGTTTGTTGGGATATCAGAAAAGGGAAGAACGAGCTGTACCCCACGAGGGGTCCTCCAGGTCTAACCCAGATTCTGTGAGGGAAATGTTATTCCCAGAAGAGCAAAACTCATCTGGGCTGCATTAGGCTACCTCAGAGGAGAAATCTTGTTAAATGTAAATTTAATTTAGACTAACCGATGAGACCAATTGGATGAGGGGGGAAGGACCCCCCTACGATGTGACATGTGACAAATGACATTTTCATATTTATATGTTGATGTCTTTCAAAATGTGTGTCACATTTTGAAATTTTATCACACACGACTAAAAGTTCGTACAATGGGAGTTGGGAAGTTTAGTAATAAAAAGAAACTTATTACTAACCTCTTCTCTCCAACCATTAAAACTTTTAATGCTACACCGCCCATCTTATCTGGATACAGACACCTCAACGTGTCTAATCACCAGAAAGAACGCGGAACTAATTAATATTAATTAGTTTGCATCCTTTTTGTAAGATGACTATAGGATACCCTATTTTATCTTGCGAAGGGAAACCAGGAAAAATTCCATAGCGGAGATAGTAGTGAATTAATAGTGGTAATTAATTCTAATTAATTAATAATAATAAATATTATTAATTAATTGATTGATTAATTATCATTTAAAACAATACTGTCCCAGTTCTGGATCACCTAAAGAAATATACTAATATATATATACAAATATATATTATGATATCACTTGAAGTGGGGTCCCTGGCTCTGGAACAC